GGCAATACTTACATAATTAACGGCGCAACTCAAAGCCTACTTAATGAATTAAGAAGCGGGTTGGTAGATTCATCTGCTTCAGGTTCTTTCTCAAGTATTGGCAGAGTTAGAGATTACAACTAATGGCTTTACCTGTAACTCTTAAGGTAACTTTAGATTTCTCGTCGGGCGCTACCTTTGGGTTCCCAATGGTTTTGGGAACAGGTTTACTTGACCAAGCAATTTTAGGAATTGAAGGAAGCGCAAGCGTAGTTGCAGATTTAACTAGCGTAACAAGACAAATAAACATAACAAGAGGTCGCAGTATTGGTCGCGATACTTATGAGGCTGGCACGGCAATAGTTACTGTTTACGATAATACAGGCGCGTTCAATCCCCAAAATACTAGCAGTCCTTATTATCCTTATGTAACACCTTTAAGAAAGTTAAGAGTGTCTGCTATTTATAGCGGCACGGAGTATTTTCTTTTTAGCGGTTATGTTCAAAATTATGCTTACAGATACGATCAATCTGAAAATGTTGGTTACACAGATATTTATTGCAGCGACGCTTTTAGATTATTTAACTTAGCAGTTATTAACACAATCACAGGTCAAGCAAGTGGGCAAAACATTGGCACTCGCATTAATAAGATTTTAGACACAGTAGAATTTCCTGCAAGTATGCGTGAAATTGATACGGCTAACTCAACGGCTCAAGCCGATACTGGGGCAACTAGAACTTCATTGGCAGCAATCCAAGCCGCAGAGTTTTCTGAGCAAGGCGCGGTCTATATGAACCATGAAGGCAATGTGGTCTTTAAAAACAGAACAAACACCATAGCCGCTTCAGGTACTACACCAATCTCTTTTAATCAAACAGGCGGGATTCCTTACAAAAACCTAAAGTTTGCCTTTGATGATAAACTTATTTTAAATGTGGGCAAGTTTAAACGCGTGGGCGGTGCAGAGCAGGTATACACCGACGCTGCAAGTGTGGCTACCTACTTCCCCCATACATTAACGGCTGAGAATTTAATCTTAGAAACCGACGCTGAAGTCTTAAACGCTGCCGCCTTATTCATAAGTTCAAGGTCAGATACAACCATTAGAATTGATGAGATGACTATTGACATGTTAGATACTAATGTTCCTACTGGCACGATTTTAGGCATTGATTACTTTACAAATGCCCTTGTCAGCAATATCCAACCCGACGGTTCAGTTATTACTAAGAACCTATCAATCCAAGGGGTAAGGTGGGATATAACACCGAACACTATGCTGGCAACATTTCTTACAACCGAGCCAATCTCGGACGGATTTATTTTAGGCAATACAACATACGGTCAGTTAAATGACGATATACTATCCTACTAGGGGGCAATAATATGGCGGCAGGACAAGGTTTTAAGACATTTACCACAGGCGAGGTTTTAACCGCAGGTGATGTAAACGGCTATTTAATGCAGGGCGTTTTAGTTTTTGCAAGCACCGCAGCACGCGACGCAGCAATTACTTCACCGCAAGAAGGACAGTTTGCTTATACTAAAGACACTAATGGACTTTGGTATTACGACGGTGCTGCTTGGGTTGCTTCAGGTGCAACAGGTGATATTGAAGGTGTAACCGCAGGTGTAGGAATTAGCGGTGGCGGTACTTCAGGAACAGTAACAATTACTAACTCAATGGCAACTGCAATTGACGCTAAAGGTGATTTAGTTGCTGGCACAGGTGCAGACACATTTAGTAGATTAGCAGTTGGCGCAAATGACACAGTTTTAACAGCAGACAGCACTACTTCTACTGGACTCAAGTGGGCTGCTCCTGCTGGTGGAGGCTTTTCGGGGGTTTCATTAAAAAATTCTGCAAGCCAAACGATCTCTACTGCAACTAATACATTTATTACTTATGACACAGAAGATTACGACACAAATGGTTTTCACGATAATGTAACAAATAACGACAGAATAACAATTCCTGTTGGTAAAGCAGGCAAGTATTTAGTAACATTTACAATGAATTTTCAATTTACAGCATCAACTACAGCCTTAACAGGAGCAATTATAAAAAACGCTTCAACTATTGCGGCTTCAGCAACAATTGCGACTCCATCAAGTTCAGGTGGCGTGGCTTCCGTTGTTACCGTTCTTAATTTGGCAGAGGCTGATTATGTTCGTGGTCGATGTAGGCAAGATACAGGCGGAAACCTTAGTTTTATTTCCAATGTGGCAAGTGGCAGTTTAACCGCAACATATTTAGGAGCATAAAATGATTACATTTGACAAACCAAAAAACCTAAATGGTGCAGAGTTAATTTCTGAATTAAAAATAGCAGGCATAGAAGTTAAAGATGCGCCTATAGATACTGGCCATAACAAAATTTGTTTAGACATTGCAACAAAAGATGAAGCCAAAGCAACGCCAATCGTTGCTGCTCATAATGGAACAATTATCGCTCCAGACAAAAGTGCAGCACGCCAAGCAATTGCAGATCGTCTTGGTTTAACCGCAGACGAACTAAAAGTTTTGCTTGGCTAATGAAACCTTGGCTATCAAAGGCTGCGGCTCAATTTAGAAATCAAGTTGATGACTGCTACCCCGACAGGAATCGTAAAAGTGATGGGTGGGTGGCTTCTATGGCACATGTATCTAGAGCGCCAAAATCCGATCATAACCCTGACCCAAAAACAGGTTGCGTCCGTGCAATTGATATTTCTATTGGGTTATCTGACGACAAACGGCTTCCAGCGTATTTGGCAGATCAAATTAGATTGTTCGGGAAAAATCACGGGCGTATCTCTTATGTGATCTTTGAGGAAAAAATTGCTTCACCTTTACTTGGTTGGAAGTGGCGCAAATACAAAGGCATTAACAAGCACAATCATCATCTCCATATTTCTTTTAAAAAAGATCAAGACAACAATTCGGAGTTCTTTGACATACCACTACTAGGGGGTAACTAATGAAACTGTCAGATAAGCACATAGCAGCAATTAAGTCTTACGCAAGAGCAGTAATCGCAAGCGGTATTACAGTCATTTTGGCTATTGCCGCAGACATGCGCCCTGAGTATGCAATTCTTTTAGGTAGCGTCCTTGCCCCTGTAATTAAGGCAATTGACCCAACTGAAAAACAATACGGCATAGGCAGTAAAGAGTAATGACTGCCCTTGAGTGGGCTGGCTTTGCGGCTGGAATAACGACCACATTAATCGGAGTGCTTGCAGGATTGCGATACTTAGTACGAGGTTGGTTAAATGAACTTCGTCCTAATGGTGGCTCAAGCATGAAAGATCAATTGACTGCTTTGCAAAAAGAAACGACACGATTGTCTGATCGCATAGATGAACTGTTTATTGTCATTAGTAGCAAGTAAACTTATCTCATGGCTAACACTCGTAAGCGTAAAAAGATCAATAGGCGTGTGGTTCGCCGTTCGCCTGAACCTTTATCTAAATTAGATGTTTTTATGATTACAAAGCATGAGATTTACAAAGCAGCCAAGAAACACGGTTTCTCAAACGAGGTTGCTTGGTTTTTTATGCAAGAACCTAACTCACTTCCTGACTGGATAAGCAACGATTCACCCGACGCCTTGATTCCAAGGATTGACCCAACCGAGGAAGAAGAAGAATAATTAGACGCGTCGCGTTTACGCCCGACCTTCAAGCCCCATTTGTAAATGAGGCGGCAGTAAAAGTATTTGGCAAGTTCTTACGAAAATGGCAACCTCACCAAAATATCTGCATTGGTGATGAGATTGATTTACCTTATCTTGGTAGTTTTTCAAGAGGCAGTATTGACGAGTTTAAAGGTAATATAGATGATGACAGAAAATACACTCAGGATATTCTTGAGTATCTTGGCGTTACAGATGTACTAGGAAGTAACCATGGAATTAGACTTTATAGATCAATTAAAAAACAACTTCCCTCATTGCTCAATTTGCCTGAGTTGCGTTACGAACGATTCATGCAATACGACAAACTTGGTATTAAGTTTCACCCATACGGACTTAACTGGGCGCATGGTTGGACGGCAATTCATGGCGACTCAGTACCCCTCAGTAACTTAGCGGGTCAATCCGCATTGGGGGCTGCAAAACGCATGGGCGTTTCAGTTATGATGGGGCATACGCACAGGCTTGGTCTCAGTTGCCACACAGAAGCCTTTAATGGGCGTGTAGGGCGTGTTTTATATGGGTGTGAGGTAGGGAATATGGTTGACCTTTCAAGTAGCGGTATGAGGTATACCAAGGGCTATGCGAACTGGCAGACAGGATTCGCAGTTGCCTATGTTCAAGGTAGGAAAGTGCAAGTAATTCCTGTCCCTGTTGCTCAAGACGGCAGTTTTATATTTGAAGGTAAATTGTATGAGTAGAGAAACAGATTATGTGCCTAGAACTATTGACGAACAGATTGATGAGTTTGACTCTCTAGGTCTACTTTAGGCTTCGTTACCAAATCGTTATACGCCACGCCATGTTTGGCGTTGTAAATGTCTGCCCTTTAAGTCATGCTTTTCCTATCCAAGTTAACGGAACTTGGTGTAACGGAAAGGCTCAAATGAAAATCAAACATGCTATTAATCTTGCCAATGTCAAGATTAACCCATTGGATTTTGAAAGATTAACAGAAAGCCAAATGGAGTTCAAGGGTCAGAACTGGGAAATCCAAAAAGATCGTTTTGACCAAGAAATGAACTTTAACCATGAGTACATTTTTTGGGTAGAAAACTACGCTTCCTTGGTTCTTGCCACACACTTCCTTGACCAAGTAGGTCATACCTATTCAATCGCCTACGACGACGCAGTTGAGTTGTATTGCTTTACAACTGACTACGCAAGCGCTTGGACAAGATAATGAGAGACGCTGGATTGCTATGGTGCGCCATTATGGTAGGTGTAATTGCCTTAGCCTACATAATCGCCTTAATTAAAGATAACGCCTTTCAAAGTGGGTACTGGAAAGGACGCGCAGACGGCTTCAAGGTTGCTAACATGAGGAACTTGAACCGTATAAAAACAGATGAGGTGTTTGACTATGAAAAAAACTAATGAATTACTTGAGGAAGTAAGGGAGACATTGCATGCAAGAGGGCGCGTTTATGGAAGCAGTAGAACAAATCACGAACGAATCTCAGAATTGTGGACTGGTTACCTTGGAACTTACATATCGCCTATGCAAGCCTCAATGTGCATGCTCTTGGTCAAAGTCTCAAGACTTACCGAGACACCAACTCATCAAGACAGTATTAAAGACCTCATTGGTTATGCGGCAATATACAACGAACTCTTAAACTCTTACGAAAACGATTTTGGGGGTGAAGTAAATGGCATTTAACTTAGACGACTATACAACTGTCCAACAAAGATCAAACATATTTTGGGAAAGGTATCCAAATGGCGCAATCAGAACCGAACTCGTTGAATCATCAAACACTAGATTCATTGTTGTTTGTAAATTATTCAAAGACGCAAACGACACGCAACCCTTCGCAATCGGTCATGCGCAAGAGGTTATATCGGAGAGGGGTGTCAATCGTGATTTTGCGCTTGAGAATTGTGAAACTTCAAGTCGGGGTGTTGCTTTTAAGTGCGCAAATATCGGGACTGAAAAGAACTCTCCAAGCCGTGAAGAAATGGAAAAAGTCGCAAGGGTAGAACAAACAAAACCAATTTACAGTCCACCTAATTCAAGAGCAAGGTTAGTTGAGAACGCACTTAGGTCGTCTTTTGATGAGCAAGTAAAGGCTGCAATATCACCCGACCCTGTTGTTTGGTCTGTTGGAGAAGTCGTAGATCAAATTGGTACTGCAATACCTAACCCACCGCCTGAGTGTGAACACGGACATATTCTTAAGCAGGGAATCTCAACTGGAGGTCGTCCTTATTATGGATATGTTTGTAAGGACAAAGTAAAGGAACACGCAGTTTGGGCAAAGATGTCTCCTAATGGACGCTGGTTCTTTGACGGTGAAAACAATGGGTGATATGGAAATGATTGACCCAAGTGGTCTTAGAGCAACCTTTACAGATAAGGGAATTGCATTAGATGTAGTTCCTTTGTCAGAGTGTTGCGAAATGTGCAATGACCCTCGCATGATAACTGTTGACGGTGTTAGAAAATGCGTTCGTTGCGAGTGCGTAAATCATATTGATTACGGACACCATGCCTAATTATGAATATGCTTTGTCTTATTACGAGGAAGCAACCTGCGCTCACATGGGCTATATGCGGCAACGCAGATTCTTCGGCAAGCCTGATAAGAATATAAATTATTGCGAAGGCGATATTCAAGAAATGTGGCAACATGCTATTTGTGCGGGTGCAGAGTTAGCCTTCGCACGCATGATTGGCTTACTTAATTTTGTGCCAAGTGTTGATACATTTAAAACTCAGTTTGATATTCAAGGCATAGCCGAGGTTAGGTATACATTTAACGAGCATTTAGGTATGCGATTTACTGACAAGGATTTTAAGCAAGTCAGATATGTACTAATGGCAGATGGTCTTAGACACAAAAGTAAACGAGTTTCGCCTTTGTATTTAGGAACGCCTTACAGGGCTATTGGTTGGTTATGGGGTACTGAGGTCTTTGCACTTGCCCATGAGAAGTATCCAAATAGTTACTATGTTGAGCGTGAGTTGCTCAATCCTATGGAAAGTTTTGAACTTGACTGATCTAACTTGGGTATTTAAGTGCAACAAGTGTGCTAAACCTATGTTGTTTTACGAAAAAGCAGGGTTTGACGCAGGTGAAGAACATGTAGTTGTTATGTGTGTCAAGTGCGAAAATATAGGTGTAAAGGCTAGAATTGAGGCTATTGCAGATAAAACTGTAACTCGCTGCGCTAAATGTGGGGCTTGGAAAATAGAGAGTAGCAACTGCCTCACATGCAAAAAGATCAATGCCCTGAGTGTTTAAGTTACAACACTACAACTATTAAGGCAGGTCAAGACTATGTTTCAAATTGCAAAAACTGTTTACACAATTGGGTTGAGGGTTGGGGATAAACTGTGCAACACTCCGATAACATGCGTAAAGTTATCCACATGATTGACAAGGCTAGTACACTATCAGCAAGCGACGCGCCTTTAAGCGCGAACGCGAGCCGCTTCAGCGGATTGCTCGCGAGTTCGTTGCTGCTAGTTATTGGGGTATCTCTTTGCTTAATGGTATTAAACCTTGATTCTAAAACTATTGATACCTCAAATGCACTATCATTAAAACATTATGTACCTGTTAAAGAATATGCTGCTCAAAAGATTCAATCAAAAGACCAATGGGTGTGCCTGTCAAAACTGTATGGTAAAGAATCAGGGTGGAATCATAAGGCTATTGGTAACCTTGATGGTACTGCCTTTGTATATGGCATACCACAATTAAAGAACCCAATGATGTTAAATAAAGACATGTATCAGCAAGTGGATTACGGATTAAAATACATAAAACACAGATACGGAATTGATAAATACGGATATACTAATGCGTGTAAAGCATGGCAACACTTTAAACAAAGGAATTGGCATTAGTAAGAAAGCACTTGGTACTGCTCGCTGGAAAAAGACAAGGTTATCGGTGCTTGCTCGCGACGGTTTTGTTTGCGTTTACTGCAACGCTGAAGCAGATCAAGTAGACCATGTGGTCAGCCGTGTAAATGGCGGTGATGTATTCAATCCCGATAACTTGGTTGCAGCCTGTCGTCGTTGTAACCAATCAAAAGGCGCACGCTCAAAACCCCTTTTTTTTAGGTTAGGTTCTACCCCCCCTGTCTTTTCAGGCGTTCCTCTCCCTGAAACGGTGATGACCAAGCCACCAAGCCCCTTTGAGAAGCCATGACTGCCTCTGTAAAGCCCAAGCAAGCCAAGGGTGAACTGGCCATACGAGGGGCAAAGAAAAAAC